GCAAGTGCTACCATATCATACCCAGAAATTTCTTGCAACAACGCCCCTCCTACACTAATACGAATGGTACGTACAAGAAATGCCCCAAGATTTTGAATCCACTTAAAATTGTAAGGTATCCAGGTAGTTGACGCATACAATGGACTATAAATGTCAGGTAATTGAACTACCAAGGTAGTATCCATCAGTAATTCTGCATATCTACGAACTTTAAAACTATATACCGTATCGGTGGTGAGTTGAAGTTGGCGTAATCCTTCATAATCTAGTCTAAAGTTTTGCATTCCAAAATTAGTAATCTTTTTATACGTAGATACCCAATAGGTTTTTTCTGGATTGCCATAAATAATCGCACTTTGGGAACTCACCGCAAATAAGTTCATTAATCCTCCAGCCATCCTTATATTCATTACCTAGTTTTTAATATCTAACCATGTAAATCATTTTGTTTATCCCTAAACAATATCATTTATACATTACTAAGTACATGCAGAAGAATCTGTAGTCACTCCATCCCAGGTCAATCCACAGGCTTTTGCCCATTTTTGTTTGTTACATAACCCATCTGACCCATTCCATTCATCGCCCGAAAAATCCATAGAAGAACTACACGTGGTACTCCCCAATTTTTTTACATTATAACATTTTAGGGTACGGTCTAATTCATCACCGTAACTAGAAAGGTTCATTTGTTCTGCATCTTTTATAGGGTCGCCCGTTACATCGTAATAGGAACTATACCAATAATCAGGACATACAGCGGCGGGATTTGGTGCTGGAGTAGTTGATTTTATTTTTTTATGAACCATAAATAGCATAACTAAAAGTACTATCAACGCAATCACACTTACAATAACATAAAACATATATAATCATATATATATTTTATTCATTCAATATATGAAACTAAATGGTCGCGTTGACCTATTAAGCGAATTACCTTCTTTTGCTATGCAAGATAAAATACCGATTCAACATTCCTATCATGATGCCATGACTGGAAACTGGGAAAATAGCCCCATGTCAACTGCATTCTTTTCAAAGGAAAATAAACAAATCTTACAAAATGGAATTCGTGCTGGGGTATACACCATGTCCAAAGGTAAATACACCATCTCAGAACAATCCGACGATAATCTAAACATGATTATGCGAGCGATATATTTACAATTTAGCGCAAACCAACCTACTCATATCTCACAACAAATCCAAGCATTAAATACTGCTGTTCTGAATTATTGCATTCCTCAAATTTATGGAGAAGCTGTAGGATACTTGAAATATCTAGAAGATGCAAGCACGCTTGTTGTCCCCATTGCCAACCCTATTTACAGCAGCAAGGACAAAGTACTTGAATTAAAATCCTTTTTTTAATAAAAAAAATTATAGTCTATACATTTTTCCTTCTCTATTGAAATCTATAAAATATCCATAGTCATCCAAATGTACATTAGGGCGTACCTTAGGGCATACTGTATGGCAAATACATTCTATACACGAATATATCCATTCTTTCAAATTCATATTTCTCCTTTAGAAACATGAATACAACAATTTCAATTTTATAAACGCATCAATTCATCTATCCACATTTGATGACATGTAATAGAACTCAATGTTGTATGGGCAGATTTAATATCCGCTTCTTCTTGCAATAACTTCTTTACATTTTCTTTGGATACACTATCCATGGGAAGCTTAATCAAATAGGAATAACTATCTTCCCATTCATCTAATCCATACACACGCAACATCTTTGTAATTTCATCCGCATTCTTCTTTCGTAAATCCAATGCATCCTCCAATACTCCTTTTATATACTTTACTTTATTCGTAATCTTCAATAAGTGCACTTCCATACTCTGCAACATAGACAGACGACGAGCTTCATATGCCTTCAGGCGTACTTCATAAAAGTTTAACAAAATGTCCTCTACACAACTGTATTTTTTTAACTGCTCGTGCTCATTGAACAAATGCATATTGCTGGTACTTTTACTCGTAGTCAATTTAAGAAACTTCTCTATCGACTCTGGTAAACTTATACATCGCACTGTAAAATCAACCACCTTGTCTGTACTATTGTCAGTATAATCTTTAATCAACTTCTCACTTACCAAATCTTCCAAAAAAGCCTTGTAGTCTTCCGTCCAAGTTCCTATCGGCAACTCTGTAATGTGCACGGTGGTATCTTTTACCGTATATACTCCTTTCAAAATGAACTTTTTATCCTCCTTGACAATCGTTCCTTTAAACCCTTTGTAATATGGTATAAACTCATGCAGGGGTGAACCGCCGTGCAATTTCTCCAGCAAATATGCTTTGATAACATCGGGAGAATAACACGGAATGTCCGTACTGAAACCCGTGCCAATTCCCTTGCATCCATTGATTAAGACCATGGGTAAAATAGGAATATAATACTTAGGCTCTACCATAAATCCATCATCACTTAAGAACTCTAGGATAGCATCGTCTTCTTTAGGAAATAGTTTACGTGTCAATACATTCAACTGAGTAAAGATATACCTTTCACTTGCACTATCCTTTCCACCTTGAAGCCGTGTTCCAAACTGCCCGTTGGGCTCCAATAAATGGATGTTATTCGAACCTACAAAGTTCTGTGCCATACCTACAATCGCACCATTTAAACTGGCTTCACCATGATGATAGGCAGAGTTTTCAGATACATATCCACTAAATTGAGCAACCTTAATTTCCTGTACCAAGTTCTTTTTAAACGCGCAATACAATATCTTCCGCTGACTAATCTTTAACCCATCGACTAGATTTGGAATGGAACGGTCACAATCATATTTAGAGAAATGTATCATTTCATCATTCACAAATTCATGATATCCAATGGAGATACGACTTGTGTCCAAAAAACGTGTCCTTGAATAGTGCTCTAACCATACCTTACGGTCATCCGCACGCTTTTTATTAAATACTTTATCAATGGAATCTTGACTTTCTTCATTCCATTCAAAATAAACAACCTTTTTATGCTTGAAATATTCTTTAAACTCATCCGAGGTACTTGTCCCCAAGCCCTTGTAATACTTTACCTTCCATCCTTTTGGACCTGTTTCTTTCCATGCTTCATACTCACCATCGTTGTAAAACAATAGTTCAGCCGAACCCTTTTTTGCCTTAATAATCGGAGTATTCATAAACCCCAAAAATTGAGGATGTTTTAACAAGGAACCCCACAAACTATCAAATAAATTAATGCCCAATCCTTTAATATGACTTCCATCTAAATCTTGGTCCGTAATAAACAATATCTTACTATAACGAAGCTTGGATGTAATGTCTTCTTGGGTATAGTCGTAATCCTTTTCTAACCCCATGATTTGCTTGATTTCATGAATCTCCTTATTATCATGAATTTTCTTAGATAATTCATCACGAACATTCAATAACTTACCTTTCAACGGATAGACGCCATAATAATTACGGTCCTCTTTGGATAACCCAGAAACAACCCCTGCTTTTGCTGAATCTCCTTCACACAACAACAATGTACACTGTCCCGATTTTGCAGTTCCTGCATAATTCGCATCTACTAATTTTGGAATACCACGTATGGTCTTGGATTTAATGCCGTCGTGTTTCTTCGTTTGAATGGACTCCTTTGCCTGGGTAAGTGTAAGGGCAATGTCCATCAAGCCTAATCCCGATTTACTCGCAATCTTGTCAATAAACTTATCACTTACCTCACAACTTGACCCAAACGAAGAGGCAGGAGTTGTCATGTACTCTTTGGTCTGACTATCAAACCCAGGATTCTCAATCGAACAATGTAAAAACAACATCATCTGTTCTTTTAGAGTACTTGGCTTCACATCCACCTTCTTCTTTAATTTAATATAAGCAACTAACTTACGGGTAATTTGATTCATAATATACTCCACGTGTTTACCACCTTTTGCAGTATGAATACCATTCACAAAAGATACGTGAGTAAACTCATCCACTCCTAAACAAAGGGTATATTCCCATCGGTCGTGGGCTTCAATCACCCGCGAACGTTCTTCTTTTGCTCCAATATAACAATCTACATACTGAGAGAAGGTATGCACTGGAACTACCTCTCCATTATAAGATACTTTTACTTTCTTGCTCGTAACTGCA